AGACAGCATCCAAAGCTGCCTCATTGTAAGACCCTTAGTGGTCTCGACTTGTGCGTACTCACATCGTAGTGTCAAGAAAACGTCTAGCCACTCTGGTGGCAGGATAAAACCTGCAAGCCCGAGTGATATAGAGTCACTAGCACTAGTTAGGTCGATGGTAGAAAAACCATCGCCATGAGTAGCATCAATGAGGCTTCCGAGCCTAGCCATACAACGATTCGCATCAGGCTGAGTGTCAAGAGAGATCCCAAAGAAGCGCTTCAAACGCTTCTCTAAAATCGCTCCGACGCCCAGCTGATAGAACGTATTAAGCGTAGGCTCTACAGCAATTAAGCGACTGGTCTTCGCAGTTTTTGGGACAAAACAGAATTTCGACCTGCCAACGTAACGAGGTGGCCCGAAGGTCTCACTGCGGATATTCTCCGCAATTTGCTCCTCGGACCATAGCGCTATGTCGGCCTTGTATAGATCAAGTATGTCGGGAGAGGATGCCGTTAATGGAGAGGAATAAAACTTTTGATAAAAGCTTTTCCCTTTTCCACCAAACGACGCCCCGGGGCCGGGTTTCGCATTAAGCGAAACATTACCCCAGCTGAGCGAACAGTCAGACCCTAGGTCACTTTCAAAGAAGTCGTTTATGTACTTCAAGAACGTACCTAAGAGCTGCTCCGCTCCGCTATTCAGACCCGAAAGGTCAGGACGCCGCCAGCCTCGACATAGGCAGTTCGAGTTATCGAACTCCTTGAGAGCAACTGCGTCCAGACTGGGGTCTGCCCGAGGGACAAATTTCGAAAGGAACTTGTCCTTCATTAACTCGACAGCAGCACGCCTATGTTCCAGCGTCGGATGACGCATGGTAGTAAGCGGAACGCCGCCGTCGAGATCCTGACATAAGGCTCGATAAAGAGCACCTGCATCAAATGCTGACATGTGACTTTTACCTATGCGGTAGAAACCGCTATTACCCGCAGATCTGCTGTGTGATCATAGCCAAAACTGCTGCAACCTTCGGACCGAAGGTAGCAGACAGTACAGCGACGATCACGTCTCGTTTCGATGGCTTCATGGAGCCGCTCATGTTTAGAGCGACCCTGTGATCATCGAGTCCGCGAATCCGCTAGCGACGTCCGAAAGGGCGCCGACATACGAACTCATGGCGGCGCGAATGTTGGCTGGATCAGCCACATCAGCGCCGACGAGAACAGGGAAAGAACTGCGCCAGTTGCAAACACGTGGCGCCTGACCGGTAAGAGGCACAAGGCCTCTGCGCATCAGAAACTCATACGTGTTATAACCGACCTGGCGGAGAACACCTGTAACATCGACGGAGTTGAGTGCCTTAAGCACACTTGGCCGACTGAACGTAAACGTCCAGGGCTTAGACGCGCTCGAAGCAGTATCAACCGATGTCTGGGTGCCGCCTTTCGCCGAAACGTACCATTGTTTCGAGTACGGATTCGGCGGTTGGTCGACGGTAACTGTATAGGTTGGACTGGTAAGTCCGGCCACAGTAGCACCATTGAAGGTAGATGACAGAGAAATGGTCATGTAACAACCCCTTTTAGGAGCGGTGGTAAGGATACGGCACCTTAAGGTTCCGATCTCGAACTGCAAGTTGAAACTTGTAATTGAGGTCTTTACCTGTGGGACTAGTAAGCAATCGCTTTGTAAGCGCCCCGATAATCGGGAGCCGCCCAGCAGCTAGCGCAAGCGTATTTTCCAAAGCCTTAAGTTTTGGCGGTTTAAAAGCCAAAACAGGCAGAGGAAGGTCCGTTTGCTCGCTTCTAATAATCCCAGTTGCCGAAGATATGAAGTACCCGGGAGTCTGATGTATGATGCGTACCTGAGAATTCTGCTCGCCCACACGGAAGTCGTAAAATCTACGATTAACCCGTTTGGAACGATAGGTTCTCACGCACCAAGCTACATTAGAGAACGGTATAGTTAGCGCCTCAACGTACGTATGTAAATTCGTAACGTAGTCAAGGAGGAAACTATAGGGGAGTAGGTTCCACAGCGTGGGTAAAGACTCACGCCATGTCAAGCCAAGGGAACGTGCGAACGAAGGGTAAGCCGACTGAGACCGTATGCGATACTCTCCCATGAATCGAACCATGAAGTTCGAGTCCGTGAAAGTAAGAACATGCAGTGTAGGAAAGCTATCCCAAGGTTCGTCGTAATCCTTGACCGTGGATGTTGCCGAGCTTCTTGCCGTAAATGGCAAAAAAGCGTCCAAAAACTTGTCGCTCGTAAGAGCGGCAAGACCTTCCCCTAGATCCTTGGCAAGAGGTTCTATCCCAAAACGATACTCAAGAGTAAGATCACCAAGACTTTTCACGACACGCTTAGTGTTGCGCCACTGGTAACCCTTTTTAAGGATCTCCTTATGATGCAGCATAGTGTAATCGATCAAGTCCCGGATCCCTCCCAAGCCTCGTTTGAAGAGATTAACTGTTTGATGATACTCGCCAATGTCTTCACCAATTGGTGTTGATGACTCCATATTGCGAATTTTGTCGTACAGTTTCTGTACCGCCCGGTTATACGCTGATGTATAGGTAGCTCCGCTGAGTGAAGGAGGAGTAGTGGGCAAATCACTAATAAGTGACAACCCATCACCCGTCCCAACGCGCCCGCCAGTCTTGATTGAATCTTCATCAAGCTCTGGATGCGGATCAGTGAATCCGAACTGACAAAAGTATTGTTTGGAAGTATTCTTGAACGTCGTCCCCAGAAACGAGGACGTCGCCGATTTATGCTCCCTTATCTTCCTTTTGTAGTCGGGGACATTCTCACCTTTTATCCGGGATTGAACCCGAGATGCAAGAAACGTTAACTTAGACTCGGTTTGACCCGAGTGTCTTCGTATAATCGTTTGCGTAGAGTATGCCCTGACCGAAACGTTCTCCGAAGGGAGAGGTTTCGGGTTATGGAATGGCCCTTTGCCACGACCTGGTCCTCTCGGGGGTCGCCACTTGGGGTGTTTTCCTTTGTATTTACTCACTAGCCACCTATATAGCCATAGTAATCAGCCACGAACCTCCTACAGAGTGGAAGCCCGCCAAAACTATGGACTAGAGAGAGGAGTATCGCACTAGCAATTAGCAAGGCAGAGAGCAACCCTGAGAGGGTTGACCCCTGATCTTGCCATCGCCAATACTAACTCCATTGGAACAGACGAACGATAGTCACCGTTCGAGGTCAGGAGCATATCCTTCAAAAGATCTATGTAATCCTGCCGAATGGCAGAAGTCATAAAATCATGGAAGGTAAGCACCGAGCCCAAACGGCGGTTGTAGAGAGTAGCATAATGCTGCTCGCAACCTAGTTGAATACTAAAGGCCTTAGTAAGCCAAATAGTCTCAATTAACTTCTTAGTCGTTGTGATAGAGTTAGTATTAGACATGTGTGATACTCCAAATTGCCTAAAGGAGCAAATCCCACGGCCAAAGGTCTTATGACCGCGAGGACCCC